GATAACACCGCCGATTTTGGTTAACGACACGGTGAGTCCTTAAGTGATCGCTTCAAACGATGCAACATAGGTCAGCGCACTACTTGTTCCAGAAATAACGCCAACCGATTGAAATTGTGTTACATAGAATGCTGTGGTCTTATCTACCACAATCACAGATGCGTTGGCTGGCACACTAATTTGATAAGCAATGTAGTACGCCGTACCGCTTGCATAAGTTGGGTTATTCGATATTGCTACCGAGCAGTTTGCCGCCGATGAAGTAGTGTTAGACACAACAATGTTGTTGATCTTGTTTACCGTCCCAGACGCAGGAGTTAACCCCGTCAAAGATACAGAACCACTAGTGCTTGGATCAGCATAAGTCCATGCAACCGATACTGAAGTAGATGCTGGTAGCACATACGCCGTACTACCGTTGATTACTGATACGTTAACTATGTTTGGGTTTGCCATGATGTTTCCTTAAATTTCAAAAGCCAAAAATCATCGCCATCGCAATGGCTTTGCCTGTGGTTGTTAAAGTACCGCTTGTGGGTAAGGTGACCGCTGTATTTGCAGTTAATGTCAACCCAAGGGTATAGTTACCTGTAAATGTGATTGTGTTACTTGTTCCGTTTGCTACGCCTGTACCACCATTAGCGGGTAATACAATTCCAGAAGTACTAATTGATGCTGCTTTAGCGTAATCATTTGTGACGGTATTAAAATAGACAAGGGCTGTTTCACCAGCCGCAATTGCTACTCCTGTACCAGAAAGCCTTTTAATAGTGATTGCAAAACCACCTGTTGTACCATTGGTAACAAGAAAAGAACGGCTGGATGTAGGTGCTATAACACTTCTTGCTTGTACTCTTGAACCAGACAAGTTAAGAATATAGTACTGCGCCACCGCTGTCGATGTGGTAGTTGTAGTAACAGAAGTGGCTGGAAAGGTTGATCCACTATAACCATTAGAAACAGATAAAGTAACATCCCCGTCATAGGTGATATTATTTGTACCCGCAATGGACATATCTACAAGAATTGTAAGGCCATTGTTTACATCGTCGCCCCATACCCCGGGTTCTGAACCTGTAGTTGGCTGGTTTAACCCCAGCAACGTCGTGTTTGCATATGTCATTTAACGCTCCTAAACTGTAGAAATCACCGTCCAAGTCGTTGATTCTGAATTATCAACATTTTGCCATGTAATAGATTGGCTGTCATCTATTAATTCCCATAAACGTCGTCCGTTTACTATATCTGTCCCCGTTGCCAACTCGGTAATCGAAGCTATAAAAGCCGCCGCCGCCGCCAATGTGTCTGCACTTGTTGCGGTTTCTGTTATTACAGGGTAAAAACCTTGTATCGCCGCAACAGAATCTGTACCCGTTGCACTCTCAGTAACCAAAGAATTTAACGTAAGCAATGAATTAACAGCATCTGTTCCTGTTGCCGTCTCGCTTACAGACCCATAAATTACAAAACTTGAAGTTACAGCATCTGTACCCGTTGCAGTTTCACTCACCGTTGACGCATAATTAGGGATACTTGATACTGCATCTGATCCTGTTGCCGTTTCACTAACCAAAGAACTCATTGTTAGCAATGTTGTTATCGCATCGCTACCTGTCGCTGTTTCATCAATTGTTGACGCAAAACCTTGATTTGATGTAATCGCATCTGAACCTGTTGCCGTTTCCGTTATGCTTACATTGACTGTTATTGTTGAAGTTACTGCGTCCGTGCCAGTAGCTATTTCACCACCTCCACCCCAAGAATTAGAACCCCATGCACCAGTACCCCAAGCTGATTCAGTAACCAAGGCCGTTAAATTAGCTAACGCTGTTACTGCGTCTGATCCCGTGGAAGTTTCGGCAACAGTGCTGTCAAAAGCTGTAAAGCCCCAGCCACCGTCACCCCATGAGCCGTCACCCCACGCTGCCATATTAGCCAGCCAAACTGAATGTGTAAGTCACAGACAAAGTGTCGCTAGAAACAACGGAACGGTCACCGGGTGAACCAAAGTCAGCCGCAGAGAATAACGTACCTGTATTGTAGTAAAGAGTTGGTGTTTTAATACTTTGGCTGGTTAGGAAAGCGCCGCCCACAGTTGCTGTAGAAGTAATGTTAAACACAGCAGGTGAAGCAGAGTTGGTCACCACTGAGGGATTGGCTGTTGTTGCAGCTACAAAAGTAGCCGCCACACGGGTTGCGTTACTATAAGGGGCAATTTCTGTCCAACCAGCGTGAGAAGCCATTGTATCCGCTGCCGCAGGATTGTTAGAAGACGCCGGACCATATAAACCAAGATACCAAGAGGTAATTCTAGCCGTTGATCCATCTAAAGCAGTGCCTGCCATGTACTGTAAACCGACGTTTACTACGAGGTTCTTAGAAGTGGCTTCCCATTTCAAATTACCGTCTTTATCATGGCACGCTATGTTAAATACACCTGTAGCTTTTGCGTCTTCTCCAGCTTGGAGATTAGCAGTAAGACCACTAGATACAATGTCAGTGGCTTTGAGTTTTTCGATAGTCATGGTGGCTCCTTTAAGCTATTCGTAATATGGCACTGGAGGCCACAGCGGTTGGAAATTGAATTGTGAATGAGTTCTGGCAGGTTTTATCCGCACCAAAGTCAAGAATACAAACAGATGCGTTACTTTGACTTGTATTGTAGATCATAGCCCCACGAGCTGTAAACGCAGCGGGTGTCCATACCACATTGGTAAACGACCAGTATGCGGTTGTTCCATTGGTGTCACCTGATGTGGGTGTTGTAACAATCGTTAAAGGTTGGCCGCCTTGCGTGTAACCTGTGCCTACAACCTCCCCAACAAGGGCTGTGCTGTACGTAGGAGTGGCGGCATTGATTGTGGCGTTTGCAGTAAACAAAGCAATATAGAACGTATTGGGGCTGGTTGGCCCAAAGTTATGTAAACCTTGAGCTAACTGAACCTTAAAGCTGGTAGTAGCCGTTTGGTATAAAGACATCAGTTAACCCCTTGCCTAAACTGAGGAGTACGATAAGCATCCTGACGCTCCAGACCATCGCCCAGACGTTTAGCCAATGCAAGAGCTTCCATGAACTTGGTGTTGTACAAAGTCATCATGTCGGTCTCACCTTTCATAAAGGTATAAGCCTCGACCAAGGAAGCATACAGTAGCACAGTATCAAAATTGTCACCAAGCCAAGTCGTACCACTGGTGGCAACTGTAATAGACTCAGGATAATAGTAATAATGCAACTCAGCGTTATAGTTAGCATCTGGAGTTGGCCCTAAAATAAACGTCAACTCATTGGTAATTACACTATTTACAATTGCAGGGCCAAACAAAGCGTAGTATTGGGGTGTACCCGTAGAAGTAGGCGTTGGATACGCTTGCCTAATAAAATTAACATCTTTGTTAAGCAAATACAAATACTCGCCTTGGAAAGTGATTGCTCCAGATACCGTAGCACTATTGGCTATTGACAAAGAAATAGTATTTGTAGATATAGCTGTTACGTATGCGCCAGTACCAATGCCTGTGCCTGTTACGTACTGGCCTACTACAATTCCTGAAGGGCTTGATACAGTTATGGTAAACGCGCCTGCTGTGCCGGAAGCTGTTGGTGCCGTTCCCGGAGCTGTATAGATAGCTAAAGAATACGTGGACAAATAATCAAGAGGACAGCTCAAATACTTATTGTTAGCTGTCAAAATACCCGTCACATTTTTACGAATGGAAGGAAACTGAACAGAGTTGTATATGCGCTGTTCAGCTTGCGTGATAAAGACAGGCAAATCCGCTACGAAAGTAGTTTCGTAGTTTTGGGTGTACTCTTGAATTGCCGCCTTTAACTGCGTATAGTTCATGCTTAAGCCATTGGCCCTCTAGCCATTAAACCTTTAGTTGCTGCGCCTGTACCACGCACTTTGATGCCTGATGTTTTAACACCGGGATATTCATTGCTGTGGGTATTGGCAACAGACACGTTGGCGTCTTTCATGTACTTCTTGTTGCTTGGGCCAGTGGTCTCACTGATGCCCACTTTTTTACCGCTCATGGTGTGAGGGGCTGCATAAGCAGATGCGGGTAAATTGTTAATCTTAGCCATTATCGACCCCTTCCAGTATTGCGTTGATTGGCTGCACGAGCCATGTTGCGACCCATTGTCATCATTGCTTTACTGGTAACACCACCAGCGGCAAGTTTGAGTTTAGTACCCTTACCGCCTTTATGCTCTTGTGAATCGTGCTGTTTAAAGGCTTTTTTAATCATAGCCTTGTCTTGTTTCGTGTCTTCTTTGTCCATCATTAACTCCTACGTTGTAACTATCGTAACTGTACCAACTTGCACTTCTGGCATCAAGTAGTTTGGCGTTAAAACCGCATCAAAACTACTAGCTCCACCTACTGGGGCCCAGCCCCATTGAAATACTCGACTACCCTCACCTTGCGTTCCAGTACTTGTAAGTCCAGAAGCAACATAACTTAAATCTGGTCTTGGATTCCTGACAGCCTGTGGGTCATCAACTGGATACATACCCAACTGCAACTGTGGCTGATCTGGGTCCCAACACTGAGGACATACCAAAAGATTGTAAACTTTTGTCTTGATGATCTCTCTTTTAAGTTCCTTCAACTTAAAGCGAAAACCACATCGATCACACTCCGCAATCGCATTCTTGCCGGAGGAAAACTTATTGCCCATTAAGAGCCACCACCGATGTACATCTGTCTAGGCACAAACCTGACAGCCGCTTTCTCTTGATCCTCCTGCGCCGCATTGTTCCATGCCTCGTCATATTGAGACTTTAAAACCGTCAAACGCTCCAAACCATTGGGTACTTTAAGCGCAATGTAGTAAGCCAAGCCCGCGGCTAGGCAAGGAATGAACCTAAACGGCACATCCATTGTATTTACGCCGTTGCCAGCGTCCTGTAGGCGACGCATACGCCAATAAACCAACTGGTAGGACTGTGACCCATCAGGAGTTGGCCAAACGGTCACGCTTTGCTTTTGAGAGTAGTAGATCAAGTCGCCAACACTGTGTGCGGCGGCTGTTGTATTGCTTTGACCACGTACACAATTCAAAAGATACGCTGGCGCAGTAGATGTGGCCGCTTGATACTCATTAAATGCTATCAATTCACTTCCAATTTTGACAAAACCTGCGTTTGGCACGTTGACCAAGGAGGTAATTGGAATAGAAGTGGTTGTTGTGGTGATTGCCGCTTGCAAAGTGCCCGGCAAAAGGGACTCTTGTGCAGATAAACGCTGAATCCATATCTGGATGGGGCGTCCTTGCGTTAATTTGTTGGGGATTGTGGCGTAAGTGGATACGCTGATACGCGTAATGGTCAAATCTGCTTGATTGCTGGTGTTGTTTGCGTTGGTTCTGATGACATGTTCCAACAAATCCACCGTATCGTCAGGCAAAGCATAGGTTGGCTGGCCTTGAACAAGCGTAATCATGTCTTGCTCAAACGTCCACATGTTGACACCACGGTTTGCCCAGTCAGCAAACATTAAATTCATCGACCTGCGGGCAGTTCTAAGGTCATAACCCGTACGCATCTCAGAACCCGCACGTTCAAACGCCTCTTCCACCATCTCAGAAAGGTCAAGATTGAAAGCAGAAACGCTTGAAGTGGTCATTATTTTTTACTTTTTTTAGGTTTCCACCCAACTGGGGTCATACCCACGGGTTCTCCTGTTTCAGAAAACCGCATGTACTGCGCCGTCTTTCCGCCTTTAGCATACTGGGTAAAGTCAGTGTCATCCCGGCGAGCTTTACGCTTGCCCTTGGGCATTTTAGAGGGGGCGATATCCCCCATTCCACGGGATGCCATCATGATTTAGCACATCTTTCCACGAGTTTTACCTCGTTGAGCAATTCCATCAGCGCGAGAAGAAGCAGAACCACCAGAAGCCATCTTCTTGACTTTATCGCCGCGAGAAGATTCACGTTTTAACTCGTTTTCTGCCTCCCGAAGACCTTTCATGCCGTCTTCAACATCAATGGTACGACCTTCCTCAAAACCCGGTACGTACGTGCCCATGTTAAGGCGATCACTGTTAGGCTTTTTGTCAATCCCGGTTTGAACTGCTTTTCGCAGCCGCATTGTGTCTTTGTATTCTTGGTCTTTGTCAGCCATGATTAGCTCCTTAAGAGGCTTTTCCGCCCTTGTTCATAGTAATCATGGTGCCTTTGGTTTTGCCTTTGGTAGCAAGACCATCACGGCTAGGAGAAGCAGTTTTTACAGAACCCATTTTTGCGGAAGTCATTCCACCGTTTGCCATTTTGCTCATACCTTTTTTCTTAGCCATCATTGCCATGAAGCCGGGGTTCATTTTTGAAGCCATAGTATCACCACCTTTTGAGAATTTTTTGCCTTTATCGGCGTTTGAAAAATCTTGTCCCACAGATTGTGGAACGCCTACCTTCTTTGCAAAAGCTTTGTTATGCGCAATTGCTTCCATAAAACGATGCTGTTTGCCACTGGTACTGGGCATTACTTTCTCCAAGCCTTAACCGTATCGGTTTCCCAAATACGCAAGCACAACCACACGATGGTCAGTACGCCACCAACAAGCCCCACCACAGGGGGAAACCATTCCATAAAACCACCTAATCCTACGACTACTGCGGCTCCATCGGTCATTACTTTTACGTCGTGGTTATCCATTATATGTACCTACCTTTAGTAAACCCTTTGGTGGCTATGCCATCCCCACGGCTTGATGCTGAAGATTTGACTTTACCGCCACGTTTCATGACTGTTTCGCCTTCATCTAAATAAATACTTGCACGCATTAACGCATTTCTAATTCTTTCTTTTTCCATTAAATCTTCTTTTTCAACTTTGTTAGAAAGCGTGGGAATGTTTCTTAAAGGGGCTGGATTGCCAGATGCGTCGTAGCCTGTATCACGCAATTTTTTTGCGCTAGAAGGCATTGTCATTCCTTTGTTTGACAACTGAGGCGTTTCGTCAGCCAATTTAACAGCAATTGATCTACCATCAAAATCAAAAGTTTTATCCCCACGTTTACGCGCTGCGGCAAACTCTGTATCAAATCTTTTACGTGTTTCTGAACGTGTATCAGCCATTTTGTACTCCTAACATTTCCATCTTGAAAGAGCTGCCGCCTTGCGGGTAGGTTTGCCCTTTTCGTCTTTCATTGGGCCGGGCATACCCGACATACGAGCGCAAAAAGATTTCTTGCGTGGGCCACCTTCTGGCTGTGGAGCCTTAAGGTTGCTACCTGTAGCTGCGTTGTACTTGGCACGACCTTTGGCGGTTAATCCCGCTCCCTTGGATATTGGCAATTTCTCGCCTCTTCCAACTGATAGGACGGGGCCTTTTTTCTTAGCCATAAAACACCGTTATGCCAGTTACAGTACCCGTACTTGTTGTCAAATACAACCCAGTAGAAGCCAAAATACCTTCTCCGGGAATTAACACGGAAGTCGTATTTGGTGTGCCAAGGCTTGCTATGTCCATTGTGTATAAAACCGCAGCCGAAGCACCACCATCTCGAATTTCAAACGTGGCTGCTGTACTGGCTTTCGGAGCCACAACAAAACCACGTAAACGAGTACGCCCTGTATAGTAAGAACCAGCCGCACTAAGGTGTGCTGACTTTACGTCTGTTTGCATCGTCATGTGATGCTCCTAATTAGGCTTGTGTGTTGGAAGGATTAGCAACGCCATCAGAGTTACGCACAATATACTCAACAGTAACCACAATCGAACCAGCAGATGCGTCGGCGGTTGCCGCTGTAAACGTGCCGTAAATGATTGCATCGGTTGTGCCAATTGCAGTATACGCAGCTTGCGTAGCAGCAGCAATCGTAGCAGGTGAAGTTTGAACCGCAGTTGTTCCGCTATTTACGGAAGTCATGTACAAGTTACTTGTTCCAGAGCTACCAATGGTAACGCCACAGTTAGATGCGCCAGTTAAAGCAACAGCAACTTCAATATTGAATCGCACAATCTTTGCGCCTGCGGGCAATGTAAACATCTGCACTGCGGTAGGGCTTGCCAAAATGGTTGCGGTAGCGGCAGTATAGGTCTGAGCAACAGTAGTTGCGCCTAAATTGCGAATTGTGCCAGCAGTTGTGCCAGTCGTATTTTTTACGGTGCCAAGCAGCCAAGGGCCAAGGTGAGTTGCGAATCCCATGAGGATCTCCTTACATACAAGTTAAGTGTATCAATTGGTATGTCATCAGCCGGGACTGTTTGATACACCGGAAAGCCCGGAATAGTTCTAATATACACCAAAAGAAAAGGAGGCACAAGCCCCCTTTTCTACTCTATCAAGAACCTGCTGATCCCCAGATTCCCAATGGGTCTGACCAACCAAATGAATAACGCTCACGAGCTTTGTAACGGACGTTGCCCGTGTCGAAGTCTCCATCCATTGAGTTAACCAAAGCCATACGCTCAAAGTGCTTCAAGCCGTTAGGTACGTCAGTCGTCAAATACCAACCGTTTGAATCGGTCAAGAAGTGATTAACACAGTAACCTTCAGGGATTGCGCCCATTTGTTTAATGGCGTTGATGTCATTGTCAGTAGTGCCGACGCGGAGTTCGGTATCTAACAGACGTTTTGCAACGAACATTAAAGCTGGGGGAACAATCAGCTTACGTGGTTTAGCGGCGATCAAAAGTCCACGCTCATCTGTCCAAGCAGCGATCTGAATAACGGCGGCTTCCAAGGAAGTCTCGTTCAAATCAACTTGGGTTGTAGGAGTGTTGGAGTTTGTACCACCGTTCACCAATGGGTGAGATGTGCTGAATAGAGCAACACCATCGCCACCAGTATAAGCACCACTGAATCCGTTATTGATAACAGAAGCAGCTTTAACTTGCTTGGTGTACGCCATAGCACGAGCCAAAGCTTTGGTGTAACGAGCAGACAATGAGTCATACAAGTTATCTTCTACAGCTTCTTCAGTGATGGAGAAGCCTAAAGCGATGGTTTCGTGGTTGTAGCGAGCCGTGAAAGC